AATAATACTGCCGGCAGACGCCCAGATTTGCGACGATGCGAGCGTCATCGAGCGTTGGATCTTCTGCATCAAGAAATTGATCTCGATTTGTATCCCTGACAGCTGCTCAGCAAGGCCCCAGCCCCAGAAGTAGAGCGGGCGCTGACCCCATCGAAATTCCAGGTACGGGAAATAACTGTACTCCCACGGCTCATCGAGCAGCGTCGCATTGCTGATGCATATGATTTTGCGGCCGTCCTTCGCGTCTGGACCGCTTGGCAGGTGATACGCTTCGACCACGCTCACCATATCGTTCAGACCGGTATGCGACAGCGCATGCACACGAATGTCGTTCGCAGCTTCTTTAATTTCTGCGCGCTTCTTTGGGTACAAGTCACCGAGCACATTGCGGTCCACCTCGCGATACTCAAACATATTGCGCGGGTGTCCCATCCTGGCCTCACGCACATCGCACAAGAGGTCGTCAGGGAAAACGCGCTTAGCCTTCTCCCGGTCGCGCTGGCGGTAAATCTTTTGAATGCCCGTGCCCAGGATGCACGCATCGCGAAAGATGCGCTCCGAAAGTTGGTGCTGGTGCACGCGGTAGAACTGCGCGTCGGTCAACTGTGTAAGAAGTTTCGCACGCTTTTGTTGCTTCGACTTGCCGCCGTCGGTGAGGTTCATCACGCGCGGATTGTTGCTGCCAATCATCGCCGTGGCTGTTTCAACAACCGACTGTATCACATTGAGTTTCAGCGTGTTTTGAAGCGGCAACGTGACGACGCCATAGCGCTCGTTCAGATTCTGCGCTGTGTAGCTGGAGTACATGCGCAGGTGGTGGAAGTTGAGCGCGCTGTTATATGCCTGTATTTCGTCCAGATATCGGACAGCCGCGCATACCGCGCCATGTGCCTCGTTGCGTGGTTCTTTCCACCAGAATACCGTCTTAGGATGGCCCTGCGATGTGTAGTCAGTCATGCGTTACCCGTGTGCGTACATCGTAAGAGCCAGTGATGATTGCTCGCGTTTGTCCTGCTCTTCGCGCTCTTCGTCGTCTAGCTGGCGCTCATGCGATGCGATGACGCTCAGCCGGTCCGCTTCCCGCTTGGCTTCTACGCGGCGGCGCTCTTCCATGCTAATTACCGCCGCGATGGTGCACGCGCCTACCGTCACCGTCAGCGTCCCGAGGTCCGAGCGCTGAGCAAGAAGTTCGAAGAGTAAGGCGGCACGATCAAAGTCGGTTTTTCCAGTGTTTGCGTCGCTACCACGAGGTGGCTTTCGTTGCGTTCTCGCTCCTGCTCTCGCTGCCTTAATCTTCCCCATAAGATTTCCTCTCGTTTCTCTTGTGTGAGCTTCGCCGCGAACGCCTTTACCGCCGCCACCCAAATGGCGTGCGAGTCCGCGTAAAGCCCCTGCTCTTCGATTTGTTCGTTGATGTATTGCTCGATATCGCCACCGCGCCGGGTCATGTTGCGCAGCCAGTTCGGCGCGGCGTTGGCGTCTATTTCAAGGCGCAGCCGCCGTAGGTGTTTCGGGCGGTCTGCATCTGGTGGCGCGTTGCCATGGCGCATCTCGTACTCTGCGTTGTCCGGTTTTGGGAACCACATGTGCATGACAGGCGCCGGGAACCAGCCTTTTTCGTCGCATGTGCGAAGCCAGTTAAGAAGCACGCGGATACGCACTTCATCAACGACGTCTTGCGTGAATCTATGCTGTCGCATGGTCCTGCGCTTTTTTGTGCGAGGAGTTGATGCGATTCACCAATACAGCCGCGACACTGGATTCAAGATCACTGATTCGTTTGTACAAGTCAGCCTTAAATTCAATGCGATTCTCAACGCGCTTCAGTCTAAGTTCTGTATCTATCCCCACCAGCCGGTCTCGATTTGCATTTAGGCGCTCGATATACGTCTCCATACTTATGATGCGCTCAACGACCTGCTGTAGCTTTTCAATCGCTGTTTGCATCTGCGCCGCCCGCTTAGCCATCATCTCCAGTTGCAGGTCTATTGCTTCTCGCACCGGTGGAGATAGTTTCTTTGGGGTCTTCTTTACGGTCTTCTTTACACTTTTGGCTCTTTTGCCCACCATGGGGTTCCTTCTTCCTCTTCCTGCTCTTCCATAATGCGAGCTTCGCGCTCTGCGTATTCCACCGTGCCTGCCTTCGGAAGCACCTCTCCCGGCCTATGCGCCCAGTGAATCGACTCTCTCCATGCGTACAGAACGGAATCGGAGGCATGGTTGGGGAATCGGTCGTCTTCTTTTTTGCGCTTGTCGTCCCATTGCAGGATATCCCATTCGGACAACACCGGGTCACCCCGTTTTACCTTCACGCGCCCGGTCTTGAGGTCTGCGTTAAGTAGCTCGATCGTGCCGTATTTGTCCGTCTTCTCAGCCGGTACAATCGGGAGCCCGTAACGCTGTGCTATCTCCTCGGCAATCATCTTGCCGCCACCGCCCGTGTCGCAGACTACGCTAACCGGGTTGTAGGTTTCAACATACCAGCGCGCCTTTGTTGCAACTTCGGACACCGTGAGTCGTGGCGACTTCCACCCGCCATGGATGTACGACGTCGGAGAATGCTTCGAAAATGAGACAATCGAGAACGCTGTATCGTCGTCATATCCCAGGTCGATGCCGAGCACGTTGTTCCAATGCATCGCCGGAATCGCATCAATGATATTCGCCGCTGTGTGCCGATAGACCAGCGAATCCAGCGATTTTATCCACCGCCCGCGCCATTCCCGCAAGTACACCGGCGAATGGTCATCCCATCCCATTTCCCGGCAACGGCGCTCCAACCATTCGGCAGCATGCGGAATGTGCGGGTTATCCAGTACCGTCCACCTATGCGTTGTATAGCCATTATCCGCGCCGGTGGTGATATCGAAGAATTTCCCGACGCACGATGCCGATGGCGTCCCAATAAGCGACAGTGTCCCGTTGTGGTCCAGCAAGGCCGGCTCGATGACTTCATCGATAAAAGCGTCAAGATGCGCGCCAAAGTGGCCAGCCTCATCAATAACAACCATGTGATAGGCACTACCGCGCAGCTTATCGATTTGCCCTTCGTCATCGGCGCCGGTGAGCCATATTTCGGAGCCGTTCGGGAATCGTCCGGTCAGCTCGGTGTTGTTCCACCGTATGCCCAGGTTAAAATCACTATCGATGCGTTTTAGGACAGGCCACAAGATGCGCTTGGCCGACTTGTGCGTGAGCGCCGCATAGACCACCAACGCCCCAGGGCTCTCCAGGCATTTTAGGACCAAGGCGCAGCCCATGCCGTGGCTCTTGCCAGCACGCCGTGAGCACAGAGCCGCCTTGCGCTTCGATGTGTCCGCGACGAATGCGAGCTGAGCGGGGAAGAGCGTGTCTAAGATGCTCTGTCGCTGTTTGAGACCATCCCTACTTTTTTGCTGTATTGCTGCGAGTCGGTCGCTTATCAGCGCCAACTCCTGCATTAACGCCGACTGATTCGGTGGTTGAGTAACACGTGACATAGTGTATCGGTATGTGCCTTTTTGAGCCATCGTGCGCGCTGGTGAGCACGACCTCATGACCAGCGGGGGTTATGTGCGCTTCTATCTTATCGTGCTCGGGATTGTTGACCGAGTAGGTCTTGATGTTGCGACCGTTGCCGACCTCAACGTAATCCCAAAACCGTACATCACTGAGCTTTTGCATGCGGGTATCGTGCCTTTGCATGCCGCGCCTTTGCAAGCACTAACTGGCGCTTCGTCCACCACTCACCCGGACGATACACACACTCCAGGCTTTTGATATCTTCGCAGATACCCGCCCAGTGCGACACAACAACACTCTTGCGTGGCGCATCGCGCATCCACTCTTCCACCAAGCCACGCGCAATACCGAGACCGCGATACGTCAACTTGACGTACACGTAATGCAGGCAATAACCCTCACCACACAGCCAGCCGAAAATCTGCGAGGGTGACTCGGGGTTGCAGGCCACCAGCACGGTGCTTTTGGGGTCTGCGAGCGCTGCTTCAATCCGGTCATGCGCGATACGCAGCCATGTGCCACGCGGCGCCCAGGCTACAGTCGGCACATCGTGGTACGATTCCAACCACGAATGCACCAACATGGCCTCATCGCCAGCTTCGTAAGGGCGAATCTTTACCGCCAGCGTGTCGCTCATGTGCCCTCAGATAGTTCGTGGACTATCTCCAGTGCTCGCGACACCAGCTCTTCCTTTGATTTGTTTTCCAGATTTGGGACATCCACGTTGACGGTGTGGATAATCTCGGGCGCTCTGCCATATCCGCGCGTGAGTATCTCCCGAGCCGCAGCAATACGAGCTGATGACGTATCGCCGTTGCGCATCACATCCAGAAGCGTTTCAAGCGCCTCTACAGTGTGCGTGCGTGCGAGGTCTCTGAGTTCGAACACGACTTTCGGCCGCCCGT